GAATACTACAATTGGTATGAAAATAAAAAAGAAGAGTCTAAATCATTAACGGTACAATTCAGTAAGTTGATGAAAGTAAGACAAATAATTGCGGAAGAAAAAATAAAACAAACAATAGAGTTAGCTCAAAATATTATTGACCAAGATAAAAAGGTGATAATCTTTACAAACTTTACCGATACATTAAAAAAAATTCACGAACATTTTGGAAAACAATCCGTTTATTTAGACGGGTCGTGTTCCAAACCACAAAGACAATACGCAGTTGACCAATTTCAGGAAAACGACAAGATTAAAGTTTTTGTTGGGAACTTAAAAGCCGCGGGAGTTGGGATTACTCTCACCGCTGGTGAGGCTTGTATAATGAATGACTTATCATTTGTACCTTCAGACCATTCACAAGCGGAAGACAGGGCTTACCGATATGGTCAAAAAAATACGGTTTCAGTTTATTATCCAATTTTTGAGAACACAATTGAAGGAATAATTTATGATATGTTAAATTACAAAAAAAATGTGTTTGAAACGGTAATGGGGGACAATTTAGATAAAGGTGACTTTGTTGAACAAATGATGAATCAAATCAACCAAAGGAGATAATTCAAAACTTCCGCTTATTTATAAGAAATTAAAATAAGTAAAATGAAAACAATTGATGAACGTATCAAAGTTATTACTGAAAAGTTAGAAACTATTGACACAGAAAAAAACAAAGAACTTTTCCTTACGGAAATGAAAAAGATAGGGATTGAAAAGTTACCCTATGCTTACTCCGCCTTGAAACAATTTATTGACGCAGAAACAATGACCTACCATTATAACAAACATTATAAAGGTTATGTTGAAAAATTAAATGTTGCGTTAGAGAAAGGAAAATATGGTGATTTAGAATTAGAACAAATCATCAAGAGTATTGGTAAATATAATAAAACAATTCGAAACAATGCCGGTGGGGCTTTTAACCACGCGTTGTTTTGGAAAATGTTAACCCCCAAGACACAGAAACCAAATGGTAGAGTTTTTGACAAAATTGTTAAAGAATACGGGTCGTTTAATGAATTTAAAACTAAATTTAGTGATGTTGCTAAATTACGTTTTGGTTCAGGATGGGTGTGGTTAGTTTTAACTAAACAAAATAAACTAAAAATAGTTTCAACCCCCAATCAAGATAACCCATTAATGAACGTTGTAAAAAATGGTGGGTATCCGTTATTAGGGTTGGATTTGTGGGAACACGCGTATTACTTAAAGTATCGTAACAAAAGGGACGAGTATATTAATAACTTTTGGAAATGTGTTAATTGGGAATTTGTTGATAAATTATATTCAATGAAAGTTAAACCCAAAGTTAATGAGGGTCAAGAATTAAAAACTTTACTTACAGAACAAAAGTCTGAAAGATGTAGTCGAGAACTGACTGAGAAAATACGTCAAATTTTTAATTCAAACCCTGACGTTAAAAACACCTATAAGATATCTATTAACCGAATACTTAAAGATGTGTTTCCCGATAAATTTTATGGTAAAGATAAATACGGAGTTGGTGAAATGTCCGGAGTTTATGATTTAGAAGGTGAAGGTAGGTCAGTGATTAATAAATTGAATACAAATTATAATACGTTTTGTTTATTATTACAAGATGTAAATAAAGTGTTAGTTAAGTTAAATAAACCTGAAATTGATTTAATTGGGAGAAATAAATTTGACCAAGTAAGTGAAACTAAACGATTCATTAAAGTTATTGATTATTACAAATCAAGGATATTTTCTGTTGAATCTTCAACGTTCCAAAATATAATGTCAGTGTTAAATCAAACAAATACTTGGGGTGAAAAACGAGAGGATTACGTGGTTGTTAAATTAAAGACTATTTTTGGGGAAGACAATGTAAGTAAAATTGGCGGACTTGGTAGTAAAGAGGATATGATTGGTGGTATTGATTGTGAAATTAAAATTGATGGTCAAATTAAAACATCCCAAATCAAACCTTTTACGGGAATTAAAAAAAGTGATGATAACATTATAGTTTTAGGTTCTGCTAATGTTAAAAATTATAAAACCGATTGGTTAATCTTCGCTAAAAATAATAAAGAGGTTTTAGTGTTTGATAATAAAGACACTAAAATTATCGGGGGTATGTTTGTTTTTCCTGAAAATAATTTAATTTATACTATAGATTGATATTTATATAGAAAACAATATACTATGTCAATAATTCCGGAACCACATAGAAGTGAACTATATAAAAAGGTAAAACACTTGTTAGGTGCCCCTTTACGTTCAGTTGAACTTGATGAAGAACAAATGGATACTTTATTAGAATTTTCTATTGATGATTATTCTGAACAAGTACAAAATTGGTTAATCGAATCTCAATGGACTTCACTATACAATCTAAATCTTGACACTCAATCTTTGAGTAGGGCTTTTATGACTAAGAGTTTAGACTATGAGACAAGATACACTTACGCATATTCTAAGATTGTTGGTTTACAAGCTGGTGGTGATTGGGAGTTAAAACGTGATTATGTTGAGTTAAAAACTAACCAACAAATGTATGAAATTCCCGCTAATCGAGAAATCAATGAAGTTCTTTGGTATTCACCCGCTGAATTAAATAACGCGATGTTCGACCCTTGGTCATTTGGGGCTTTAGGCGCCGGTGGTGGTCTTGGTGGTGGGGGTGGTCTCGCACAAATGGGTAACACAGGTGGTAGTTTCTTAATGATGCCGGCATTTGATATGTTATTGAGAATGCAAGAGATTAACATACAACGAAGAATTATCACAGGTGATTTAACATATAAGATTACCGCATTACCTGAAGGTAAAAAAGCGTTACACTTAATGCAAACACCGGGTGGTAAATTTGACTTTGGTAATACTGCATTAATGAGAGGTAAGGTTTGGTATTGTTACTATGACGCGGGTCCTGCTGATAGAGATAAATGTTTAAAGGATAATCCTGACATTATCAAATTACCATCAGACGTTCCTTTTGATAAAATGTCTTGGACTGATTTAAATAATCCGGCACAAGTTTGGGTTAGACGTTGGTTTGTTGCATCGTGTAAAGAAACTTTATCAAAAATTCGTGGAAAATATAGTGGTAATTTAAAAACTCCTGATTCTGAATTAACAATGGATTACCAATCTTTAGCAACTGAAGGTAAAGATGAAAAAACAAAGTTAATCGAAGAATTAATCGGGGTTGAAGGTAAATTAACCAGATTAAAACCTGACAAAGTTTTAGAACGTGAAGCGTTAATTGCTGAGAACTTAAATAAACAATTGAAGTATAGAGCATTCCCAAGACAAATATATGTAATTTAATATGGAACATCCAAGAAATACTGAAAGAAAATTAGTAGGTGAAAAAATTTACCTAAGAGGTTTTAATGATGCAATTAGTAGAATTATTAGTGATTCAGTTTATAAAACTGATGGTGAATTTTTCTTAGTTATAAAAGACGTTGATAATTGTAGGTTAGTACTTGATTCTAACACGACTAATCATATAAGAATCAAAGCGTTAACTAAAGTATTAATATCCCCATTAATTGGTAAGATTGATGAAGAGTATGATGAAATCTTTATTGATAAAGGTGCTTGTGTTGAGTTTCTTCAAATTGAGGGGGCTTGGTACATTGTGTCATCTGATGGGTTGAAATTGAATTAGTTAAGTTAACAGAGGGAAGTTGATTCCCCTCTGTGAAATTATATAAATTGTTCGTAACCTTCACTTGCTTGTTCGTAAATATAATCAGGACTAACGTCAATGTTTTTCCAAAATTCAACTTCTTTCTCGGTAATAGTTAATAAGTCCTCGATAGAATCTTGGTCTTCAGGTCTAAATGGTAAACCATTAGTTAATTGACATTGGTCCGTTGTGAAGAACCCACGTTGTTCGGGGTCAGTAACTAATAAGTTTTCTCTTACTTCTTTATTAAAAACAATCAATAAAGGTTGAATACGTTTATTGAATGTTGTTACCGCTCTTGGAACATTATACTCACCTAACATATTAGGGTCACTCTCTAAATCAGAAGTGTTTAGTATATAACAATTTAACTTAACCGCGGACTCCAGAGTGTCACCATTTGCGAATCTATAAGCAACATCCGTAGGGATTCCTGTGTTTGCTTCTTTATTTTTTGCATCACTACGAACCCAGTTATTGTCAGACCAAGATTTTTCCCAACCATTTTTTAGTAGAAATTTTTCCATTTCTTTATTACTTTCATCATTTGAGTTAAACAAATCAAGTTGTTCTTCTTTCCACCCGCTTTTTGGTTTATTAACTTTTTGAACATCACCGTGAGATGCTCTAACACCGTTATTAACGTAATGAATAACATCGCCTAATTGGACGTTCAGATTATGTTTCATAGCCAATTCCATATGGGCCATTCTTGACATAGAACCCCCTGATTTTGTTTTCTGAGTGGTTCTTGTTAAATAATCTTTTATTGATAATTTAACCTTTGCTCTTTGAGCGATTTGCATCAATGGAATTTCTTGGTTAAAGATTATCGTAACGTATTCGTAATACCACTCGACAAATTCTTTACCTTTACCTTCTAATAAATAATTCACCCCTTTGTCTAAGAATTTCTCAATATACAATGGTAACTTTTTAGATTTAATAGTGTTACCCGTTAATTTAACTTTCCCTTTATGTTCCATAGTTGCGTAGTTCTTTCTTGCTAAGTTGATACAAGATTTCCAAGTACCATCACAATCAAGACCCATCGCACCTCTCATAAACAAATCGTTAAATTCCGCAACATCAGCATCGTAACCCTCATATTCTTTACCCTCTTTAACTAACCAATTAAGACCTTTACCGACATATCTTCTATCATCTACCCCACCTTCAGGTAATGAGAAGTTCATACCATCAGTATCACATACTAATGGGGTATAACCACGTTTTTTAAAGAACAACAACATTTGTCTTAGGTATTGTCTACCTGTACAAGTAATCTTCTCACCTTTATTCATATCACCCCAAGCAAATACGTGAGGGGCTGACAACGCACCGAATAATGAGTTGATAAATATTTTAATCGGTAATTGTTTACGGTCAAATTTAAGTGACGTTTTCTTATCCTTACTTTCCCATTCTTTTGCCAAAGTTTTGTACATAATACGAGAATTACGGAAATAAGCTAACATTCCTTTCATTGCACCTGTAACGTCACACTCAGGAAATACTTCGTGGACCAATTGAATAGATGGGTATAGTGACGAGTAATCGAGTTTTAATACGTCTTTAGAATAACCAACCATTAACAGACGAGAAAGTCCCCCTACGAAGTCTCTTTTCTCTTGTTTCTTTGGTATTGCTAGTTTGTGTTTGTATGACCACGCTAACATAATCATTTTCCATAACGTCGCAGTACCCATTGTAGAAACACGTTCATAAGTTGTTGGTACTAAAGATGCCAATAGAAACGTTCCTTGATTGAATTCCTCATCCACCAATAACGTTTCCTCAAGGTCATCGTCAAGATAACGCTCAACTAAATCATCACCCGTTGTTTTAATGTAAACACTTGGGTGACGTTCACAAACCTCATCAATTTTTTCACTAATACCAACTTTTTTATAGTTACCATTTTCAATGTTTAACCAAAACTCATCTTTATTGGCGTAGTAAGGTCCAATATCTAAGTGGTCAATATATACACGGTCTTTAGCTTCGGCATCAATGTATTTGGTGATATATTTAAGACCTGCTGACTTGATACCTGAGTTAATTGCTTGAGCTCTACGAACAGAGTGGATGATATCAATTACATTGTAACCCCACATACCAACTTGGTTGTATCTCTCAACTTCATTTGCTAGTTTTAAGAGGTTTTCCGATTGTTTAATTGGACTCTTAGGGTTCAGAGTCTTACAGATTTTTTTAATGTCTATATTAAGTGCTTTACATCTTTCAAATATCCAAAACCAGTCAAAGTTTGCAGAGTTATACCCCCCAATAATACTTGGTTTAATTTCGTCAATTGTATTAAAAAATTCTACAAGACCTCTACGTTCTGAATCAGCGTCAGGACATTCGATTACTTTCTTGAAACCTTTATTAGTTTTCATTCCAATCATAAAGATACGACCGTCTTTAGGTTCTAAAGAAGTCGTCTCTAAGTCGAACCCAAACCTCGTAAGGTCATTATATTCGTCAAAACCTTTGAATAGTCTTTTTTCTCTTGAAATTAGATATTGTTCTACAGGAGGTAGAATCATTATTTTATCTTTGGATTTTTCACCCCAAGGTTCTACACCACCTTCTTTGAAGAATTGAATTAATGAACGGTAACCTTTTAAAGATTTAACCATATATCTTAACCCATCTTCTAATCGTT